ATTAATGTACCCATACTACGCCTGACTTACACTTGAGTTTGCTATTGCAAGAGCCATATTAGCTGTTGCTGATGTTTGTACCATTCCAAATGGCTTGGATCCTGCAAGATGAACCACGTCTTTTATTTGTTGTTTATATTTATCAAAAGGAATTGCAGCCCTTACTTGATAAGAAAACTCTTGATAAAAATCATTATCATGTAGATATTTATCTTCGTTTAAGAAGCCTTTATTATTTCTATGATGGCCAGGAGAAATTCCATGATTATTAACTATAGCAGCTCCTGATATTGATTCTAAATCTCCACCACTCATTGTAACAGTTTCACCATCTTGATATCCATAACCAGATCTTACTATTTCTAATGTATTGATTAATCCTGTTGCTGTTGTAGCAGTAACAGTTAAGTTAGCATTTAATCCTGCACGTTCGTCTAATCTTATTCCTGTTGTTCTTGTGCTTGTATTAGGACTATGAGCATAAACTTCAAATACATTAGCTTGTGAACTATAATCTTCTATTTGTATATTGGCTGCTGCATTAAAATCAAACCTTGTATCATACATCAGTACTTCTAACATATTAGTACTTGTGTTGGAAGTCAACACTTTTCCTTTAACAAATCTATTAACTATTGAAGTAGACTGCCCAGTTACATTACCTGTTGATCCAGAACTTAATCCTACAAATGTATTTCCAGTTGCCCATGTTATACTTGCATCAGTTAAACCAACATTGATAGCTCCACCACTTTCTACTTTTCTACGTTTGCCATCTCTTATAGTAAATACTGTAGTGTTACCAGAAACGTATGTTGCATAATTATTAACAGTTGAATTAACTATCTGTACTATACCTTCACCAATTGTAAACGCTGCATCATTAGCTCCATTGTGAGTTATTGCTAAGAAAGATTGGGGCTGTGTTTGTACTAAAATATCATCAACAGCAAAATTAGATCTTGTAGAAGATATAAAACTATCATATTTAAGTTGTATATTTCTTTGATTAAATTTATCTACCAATCTATTTTGCACCAATACAAAAGGAGCAGCAGTATAATTATTGCCTCCACTTGTACTACTAAATGTTCTTATTGCACCTAATGTGTCAGAACTAAATGTTAAGACATCATTTATTACATTTGAAAATCCACCACTATGTGTAGTGTTAATTGTATTACCATGCTTAGCTAAACCATAACCATGTTTCATTACAGGAACCAAAGTACCAGAGCTACCACCTGATGTTGTAATAGTTATTGTTGGTGCACTATAATATCCTACTCCATTATTAGAAAGTGTGATACCAGTTATACCTCCACTACCATTTGTAGTTACTGTTCCTATTGCATTTGTTGTTGGTAGCTTACCTGTGGTAATTCCACCACCAGCAAATACTAATGCTTCGTTGTTAGCGTAACCAGAACCTGCTGCTGATATAGTTACTGAATTAACAATACCTACACCTGAGTTGGCTCCACTAATAACAACATCTAGCATTGAAGTGTTAGCACTGTTATTGGAACTGTGTATAAAATCAGTGTATACATTTTTAGTTTCTAATGTTTCAACAGTTCCTATAGTTAAAGATCCACCAATACCTAATCGTATACCTGAAACATTAGCGTGTGTATTACTATCAGATCCTTTTATAAAATTTTGTGAAGAAGTCAGGAAATTATCTGTACTGTTTGCAACAAGACCAATAGCAGTGGTATTAGCACCTACTATAGTTCCTGTTTTATAACCATTAGCTACTGCTGTTGAATTAGCATTGGATGATACTGTAGCATTAAAAAATAACTTCTTTACACCAGTTTGAACTATTGCAGTATTCATTCCATTAGATACTGCACCAGATCTTTCTCCTGTTACACGTTGTGTTGTAACATTACTAAACCCAACAGACGCTGCATTAATTGTTAGTACAGTTGAGTTAGCTGCATTAAGTACACCAGTAACAGTTGTATTGACAGTAACAGTTTCACCTACTTGGTAAGCTACTGTATTACTTTGATGAAAATATTGTACTTGATTACCAAATGTACCACTATCTACAAATAAAGTCAACGATCCATTTGCACCTGTGTTACTAAACACACCAATCTTTCCATTAGCTAAATGATTAGAACCATTTAAAGAGGTTGTACTACTATTAGTACCAATTACATATGAAGTAGTATTTAATGCTTCTACAAATGTACTAGTTGCAGATGTAAAATCTAAAAATTCTACTGGTTGTGTAATAGTTTCTAATGAGAAAAATGTATTACCACCATACTCATTTCTAAATGTAGCATTACTATTTGTATAATTATTTACAGCTATTGTTGCAGTTGATACTAAAACATTACTATGAGCTGCATTTTCACTATAACCATACCCTCCATCATTAATTGTATAAGAGGCTTGACCTGATCCATCTGTAGTGTCTGTTACTCTTACAACTCCTTGTGTACCATAGTTTGAACTTATAACATTTAATTCATCACCAATAGTTAAACCAGAACCATTAGCAGTAAGTGTAACGTCAGATAGTGAGCCAGTAATTTTTGGTTCTAATGTTCCACCAACATACCCTACAAGCTCTTCTCTTTTAAATGCGCCTTTCACATTAGCTAGATACAGTACATAAGTTGTTTTACCAGATGCAGATGTTTTTAAACACGAGTCTACAGTTGCAGTTGCTCCTGTAATTGTTCCTGTAATATCTTTACCTTGAAAATTACTAAAAGCCTCGTCTTGATCATATGGAACTATTACTTCAATATATTTTGGCTCATAAAAGTCTGCTTCAGAAGCAGCCATTAGATGCTGGCCAGGAATGTATATTATAGAATCTATACCGTATACTAATCTTAAAAATAATTCAACAGCTCTAGGTGTACCTTTAGATCTATATACATCCATTATATGTTTTATTGTAAAGGCTGTACCTTCATTAATATTTTTTGGAAACCCTAATAAAAATTCTTTTCTAAAATGTTCTAAGAATGTATCTACGCTTTGATCAACATCCATACTTTCAAACATTTTTCTTGTATTATAAAGATCACCATCTTCTTGTTCTAAATGTTCGTAGTAGGCTTTTGTGAATGCAACAAGTACAGGGCCTTCGTCTCTGTAGACAGCTGGAAACTGTTGCTCAATTAACGGAGAGATAAAATCTTCAAAATCATTTAGTCCAGCCATTTTTATATTACTCTCTTATACCAGTTACATTTACAGTTGTATCGTCTGTTTTAATTTCTATTAGATCATTTAATTTACCAACAATATCAGCTCTTTCACTTCTAGCATATATTTTAATTGTTGTTCCTGTAGCTATTGCATTAACTGTTACATTAGAAAATACTACATTACCAGTACTATAATCTACTGATCCTACATTAGCATTTAATATAGTTAAGCCTGAATTGTTTGCTACAATTATTTGTAAGGATCCATCTCCATCATCTCTAAAAGATGCACCTGTTGTACTATTAAATGTAAATAAACCAGATTCAATAGCAGGTTCTGAATAAGGTAACGAAGCACCTTGAGCTATTGTTACAGGGTTATCAGGTTTTAAACTATTAAAGAATGAAACTGTATCAGTATAACCTTGGTTTAATGTAGGATTAATTTCTTTTATCATTCTTGTTGATAACTCATTACTTAAAATAGAGTCATCACTTTCATTAATTTTTTCTATTAATTTACTTTGTCTAAATGTTTTATTAAATTTAGAAAGATTGTCAGTATTGAATGTTGATATAGCACTATCTACAATTGTTTGAATGCTATTTTCATTAATGGTTGTTTCATTTACATTATATGTTACATTACTTTTTACTTCTATTCTTAAAAATGTAGGGTCTTGCATAACAGGTTCTATAGTTAATGGAGACTTAGGATTAATAAAATTAATTATTTCTTGCTTTCTAAATGCAGGTAATGTATCATAAGTGTTACTTGATACCACCATAACTACTTTACCAAATTGAGGTGGATTGGCTTCATCACCTCCATAGACAACCATATCTGTTATATCACCAAATTCATTCTGTACTAATGTTTTATAATCATTAGATGTAACAGCTCTTTCTTGAGTTGTTAATGCACGAGGTGCTGCAAATTTAATATCATCTAAAGATTGAAATATTTGTCCACCTGCAGATCTTATTTGTACATTTGCTGCTACTGTACTATATCCACTTACTGAACCTGATATGCTAAAAGTATTTGCTCCGTCTGCTTCATTACCACTTGCTACTCTATAAGACGCTTCTACAATATTACCATCAGTTAATTTTCTTCCAAATGTATCATTACCAAATACTAATTCATAACTACCATTTGCAGCAGGCTGTAAGAAATAAACATTAGATGTGCTGGTAACATCAAATAATGTATTAGCTCTTGTCCATTCACTATTAGTTGTATCTGTATTAGATGTTCTAACTGATACACTAAGACTCGTTGTATCCACATCAAAATTATTAATATAGAATGTGTTAGATGTAGCATTAGTATTATAAAATTCTGTTAACAACTCACCTTCATGTATTGCTACATTAGATGCTGTATAACTATTATTAGAATATACAGACACAGCAGAATTTGTTGAAAAGGTATAAGTGTTATCCCCAACAGTAGTTGTAAACTTAGTTAACCTTGGTATATTAATACTGTGAGGACTATCACCAGGTGTTATTGTTATATCTACATATGCAGTGGATGATCTGTAAGATGTTGGAAGATAGTTAAGTGTTTTAGCATGTGAGTAAATACTATCTCTTATTTGAGCACTATCAATAAACATTTCAGATGCTACATGATTAAGATATATTCCATTATAATATGTATTGTATGAAAGTACATCTAACAATACATTCATATTAGAACCTTCAAAATCATGATCAGCAAAAAGTGATTGACTTGATAGATATGTTTTTAAATTTGATTTAATAGTATCAAACTCAAGGTTAGCTACTATAAATTCTGCGTTTGATGATGTAGGCATTATCTTGTCCTCTCGAGAACGAGCTCTAGTCTAGTTGGTTGTGTGGCATTTATTATTCTAAAAAGAATAGATATTTGTATTGCATTACCATCTATATTTGGTACAACTTGTATATTCATTAATATGGCTCTTGGTTCAAATTGGGTTATAGTTTCTTCTATATATTTTTTTGCTAATAGCTGCGTATCTGGTGTAAAGTTTTCAAACAATAACCCTCGTAAACTACAACCTATTTCAGGTTGGAAAGGTCTTTCATAGCGATCGGTTAGTAATAAATTTCTTACAGATTGTTTAACAGCATCTTCATTAGTCTTTTTATTTAATTGACCATTATCAGCATGCGCAGAGAAATCAGTAAAGAAATCTGAATAAACAACTTTCTTTATTGTGTTTGCAGTTAATGATTGTGTCTTTGACATACTTTGGTCTACCTTTATCTTTTATTTATGCTAAACTTCTATAGTGGTTGTTAACTCTTGTAGAGCAGGAGTCAGATTTTCTACTGCAGATTCTAAAGCAGGTGTTAAATCTTCTACTGCAGATTCTAAAGCAGGAGTTAATTCTTCTATTGTAGCTGACAATTCTTCTGTTGTAGATTTATATAAAGGTCCCAACTTATTAATCATATCTGTAATTTTAGGCTTCAATGCTTCTATATCAGGAGCTATTGGTTCTACACGTGAATCAAAACCTGGTACTATAGAAGGTACACCTTTTTTAATTAACTCTTGTATTGGATTACCTAAAGCATCAAAAGAATCTTTTAATTGAAAATTACCAAATGTTTTAAATGGATTTTCAAGTCCTCCACTAATACCTTCTGTAAGACCACCTGGTACTTCAAATCCTAATGCAGCTGTCCCAGCACCTATGTCTGGCATCATAGTATCAAAACCTGAGATAGACACTTCACTTAATTTATTACTAGCTACATCCAATGCAGATGTAACATCAAAATTACCTAGACTACTTACACCAGGTACATCAAACCCTGTAGTAAATTTATCAAAGCCACCAGTTGGTAATGATAGACCACCACTTATAGAAGGTATTTCTATCCCGTCCATGACACCTTGTAAACTATCTGCTAAAGCTGGTGTATCAATTGTCTCCATCATTTTTTCTGTCATAGATGTTAATTTAGGAGCTAGTGCTGTTGCTTTTGCTGAAAGTACTTCTGTTTGTTCTGTTAAAGTATCTGTAACAGAATCAAATTGACTTGTTATATCTTCAGGAGATAATGCTGAAAAATCTACATCATCCATTAACGCCATAGCATCATCCAACGTCTTCTTTTGCAATTGAAGTTCAGGTGCTTCTCCAACTGCTGCTAATTGTGCTTTTAAATCTGGTATACTAATTGGCATCTTTTATCCTAATTTAAATCTATTCTTGCACCAACTACAGTTACATTGGCTGGCGTATTTAATTCTATATTACTATTAGCATCTATATCTACTTTAGTTGTGGCATCTATATTTAAATTATCACTTGTTTGTATATTGGTATTGCTTGTAGATTTAACATTAATATTGTTTGAAGAGACAATACTCATATCATCAGTTGATACTATTGATGTCTTTTTTAGAACTTTTAAACTATCATTATTAAAAATTGTGTAGTCTCTTTTACCTTGTATTGTTCCTTTTTCGTCACCTTTAACATTAAGTTGGCTACTACCATCTATTATAGTATTCATATCTTTAGTAACTCTGTAAGCACTTTTACCATTAATTTGAGTAGAACTATCTGTTATAACTTCTTTGTGTTCTGATCCTTGAATCTTTGTCATCATATCACCTTTAACATTAAGGTTAAAGTCCCCATCACACTCAAAATATATGTCACCACCTTTTTGAGTTTTTTTATCTTTATTAACATACAATCTAAGATCAGATTGGTTAACAGTTATATTTACATTACCATTAACCATCATATTTTTATCACACAATACTACTTGATAATCATCACCAATAATTTTTGTTACTCTTGTACCATTAGGTTGTATTTCTGTGAACGTGCCACTATGATGGTATTGATGTATTCTTCCAGCTTTAGGTGAATCGTCTACTTCAAATACATGACCTGATTCTGAAACATTAACATGGTTAAGTGGATACTTAGATTCAGTACCGTACTCTGGTTTGGCTTGTTTACTTCTTACATCAAATAAATTGTAGGGATCTTTTTGTCCATATACTTGACCACCATATCTTGGATTAGGTTCATTCCATGTGTCTCTATTCCAATATGTGCTAGGATCTTTACCTACAGGAGCTCCATCTTTAGTAGATTTCATTCTTGGTGGAACAGCTTTAGCTACATCTAGTTGTCTGTAAATAATTTTAGCATCTAAAGTATCTTCTCCAGATCTTGTATTAATGTCTAATTTTTTTTCAACTATATCTTCTCCTCTAGCTAATGCATTAACATCAGACTCTCCAGGTGTATCTATTATAGGATATATTCCATTAGGATCATTAAAACCAAAATCAGGTTTAGATGGGTCTGTTGGTGCACCAGGTAATGTTCCAAGTATCATTGGTTGACCAAATTCTTTTCCATCTACAAAAAAACCAAAGACCCATGTACCTTCTACTGGTCCTGTAGGACTTAATCCTACACCACTTGTAGATGCACTAGTGTATGGCATAATAGGTATTGCCCATGGTAACTGCTCTGTAGATACATCTTCTTTATTATCTGGATGTATTCCATAAGCTCTTACTTTAATTCTTCCCATTTTGTTTGGATCGTTACGGTCTTCTACTACACCTATAAAGTATTGAAAATTACCAAATGATCCTGCTGAATATTGTTTAGCCATTATATAATCCTATATTTTTGTTTGTACATGATTCAATCCACCCTTAGATAAACTTAAAGTAGTATTAAATTTTTCATTATCGCATACATGTGTCAATGCTTGTACAAGCCAACTTCCACTATACATGCTAGACTCTCTATCACCACTTGTTCCTGCTTCTGGAAGATCTAATTCTATAACATCTCCTACATTCAATTCTGTGTCACCAGGTACTGTAATGGCTATTTTATAACTATTTAATAAATTGGAATAAGCTTCACGAGTGCCAGCTATTCTTTCTATATTACTTTCTTTAGATGTAGAATCTTTTGTTACTAAGTGTTCATAAAATGTATCTTTAGCAATAGTATCAAAAAATTTATTTGAATAGTTGAATATCTTACCAGGTTTTTTAAAAGAATCATATTTTTCATCCATATTAAAAAATACATCTCTATGGTTTTTATCTACTAAATTAATTGATCTTACAGTATGACTAAAGAATCCATTATTAATTCTCTCAGATATACTTGGCATTGTCAGACCACTAAGGTTTTGTATATTTCCAATCTGGTTCATTCCTTGTGGATCAGTAGCAACAGTTTGAGGAGTGTATGAAAACTTTCGTCCTGTTCCTTTATTAATTTCAATATAACTTTCTATGTTACAAAAATGAAAGCCTAAATTGTTTTCAAAAAAATAATATAAAGAACCAGGAAAATTAGTACCACCATATGCTTTTTTACAAAGCCAAAACATAGCTGAAGAAATTTGAAGACCAGGAATAATAAAATCTTCTGTACCTACACTTGCAGAATTAAAAAATTTTCTTTCTTTCCACTCTACGCCTTTTGTATTTTGTAATGTTTGATATTTAGGATGTTTAATTAAACCATTTTTCCAAATAGATTCAGCACAATCTGAGATTGATGAACTATAAAATTTGTTAATATTACTTACATCATTAATAAGTTTTTCTTTTGTTGTACATATTAAATTATAGAAATTAGTTTTTTGATGATCGTCAGAAACAACAGGAGTAATTGCTACTACATGATATAATAAATCAATAGGATCACGACCAGGAGTATATAATTTTATTTTAATAAATTCTTCACCTTGTAAACCTTTAGAACCTAATCTTTCAAAAATTTGAGTAGCATCACTAATACCTATTGCCATAGTCATAAAAGGATCTGCTAATGATTGAGTTATGTTTATAGTACTAAATCTAGATGATAAATCTACTACTTCATGAAATTCTGGACCACTTTGTCCATCATCTAATATTTTACCTAAAGATAATTCATCCAATACATAAGCACCAGGTGAAGTTTTACCATCTTGTTCTGTAGGATCTACACTTTTTTTTAAATCACCATAATTCATATCTATCTACCTATCGTTTAAAGATACTTTTAATACTCTATCAATATCTGGTAAGTATGCTTTATTAACTAATTTTATATTTCTTCTATTATCATTTATCTGGTCCCAATATGTATAAGCATCAATAGCATCATAATCACTTGCAGATACTCCATTTGAAACAGTTAAGGAATTAGCAGACACTGTTAAATTTTTTGTTTTATGTTCACAATGTATAGTGGTTTCTTTAGCAGCTGCAAGGCTGCCATACTTCTTTTTAATAAATTCTTCAAATGTATATGTATTCATTACCCATTCAAAATATGGATCTAATATTTTATTTGATAATAATACCAACCAGGCATAACTACTACTATCATAATAATCATGTGCTATTGTATCTGGTTTATCATGATCATCTATAACATGGTTTAATAAATCTAGTGTACCTTCTTTAACCATATTGTTTAATTTGAATCCAATGGCAAGATTTGTAATCGATTGATTTAAAAATGTTGTCTGAGGAAAATATTGAAAATGTGCCATCTGTTATACCTTATTTTACGTTTGGATTACGACCAACGAAATTTTGATTGGGAGCTCCAGCACCTGCTGGTTTATGACCAAACCGCGTGTTTGGGTCACCTGCTGCAACAGCACCTGCTGTTGATCCCTTGTGTCGTTGTTTAGTAGCAAAGCTACCTTTACCCACAGGTCCTTTTTTATTACCTGAGCCACCCATAGGCATACCAGTAGGCTCAGCATTTGAACCCTCTGACATTGCAACTGTATCTTCAGGATAATCTTCTCTTGTATGAATAGTTGTTTCTAAGAAGTCTACTTTAAAATCTACATGAGTAGGTGCACCTGTACCAGCATAAAAAGATGGTATGTTATCAGGAGCAAAATTAATAGTAACATTTTTTATTACTGCTGTTTTAAATTCATACATTCCATGGTTAACATTATGTCCTCTTATATAAATATCAACTTCATCTGGCATCTCTAAAGTTAAATTTTGATTGGTACGTGCTGGAAGCATTCCTCTTTTAAATGTATTAATAACATTTTTTAATATAATAGACTCTTGCACATTAGCTGGGGATAGTCTCCAACTAAAGCTATGGTTTTTTAAACCTACACCTTTAAACAATGCTGATAAATGAGGGTTAGGAACACTACCAAAAAATCTTGCTAAACCAACTTTTACACCATCACTTTTTTTTCTTATCATATTGGTTAATGCTAATGTAGCTATTCCTTGATTTTGTTTTATACTATTAAAATCTGCTTTGGCAGCATACTGTCCTTGTTCAAACGCTTCCTTAACTGTATTTATTGCCATGTCTTTTATAGCCCCTACCGATTGTAAATCAGATATGGCTCCACCAAGTGCACCCAATTCTAATTCAGAATATTGTGCATCCATAGCATCTACTAATTGAGAAGGGACTGGTAGTGATATAGATTTTACTATTCTAGTTGGCCTTGCTCTTATATTAGTTTTCATCATAGAGGATTTTTTAAAATGAAACACCATAGCATGAGCAGCCAAGTCACTTGGAAAAGCTAAATTATTTTCTTGTTCTACTTTTAATTTAGACCTACGAATTACACTACCCACATTACTAAGTAAAGGATTTATACTAGATTGATTGTAAGCGCCTTGTACTTTTTTTAAGCCAGCATTTACCCCATCAGCATTTAAATTTTTAGTAGGTTTAGTTCCATTGTTTCCATTTGGATTAATTTGAGATATGCCTAGGTTTGCCATTTGTATTTCTTTCTTGTTTATTTCTTACCTAAATATATTTATGAGTTATAAAGGTAGATATAAACCAATAAACCCATCTAAGTATAAGGGTAATCCTTCTAACATTATTTATAGAAGTTTGTGGGAGCGTAAACTTATGTCCTATTTAGATAAACATTCGGACGTCATTCAGTGGTCAAGCGAAGAATTTTGTATTCCTTATAGAAGTCCTGTGGATA